TCTCTGTAATTGTGGATAGAGAGATTAATATATGATTCGTTGGCGGCAGTTGAGATGTTCGAGAGCGGATTAAGTCTCTTTCTGAGTTGCTCTGCCTGTTCCTTTGTAATAGTTTCAACTGGGATGGTTTTGTCTAATAGACCCTGTGCGAGTTTGTTGAGTTCTTGAATATCCATATTGAACAATATTACTATCATGTGCATAGCTTTTAATATGAAATGAGCATGAGAACAGCAACAGTAGAATCAGTACATAATACAATACACGTCAAGATTAATGATGGTGTCGCATTGGTTGACAAGGTGAAGACACATCTCTCCAACAAAATAAAAACAAAGAATTATGTATTTGGGCCACTCGATAGTATCTCAGAGGATCTCAAACAAATAAGAACAGAATATGATATCGAAGTTATGGATATTGTGTGCTCATATTATGAGGGTGATGCGGGGGCCGCAGATGATTACTTTAGTTTCATTGCCACCGCAAACCCCACCGACAAGATCGGGGAACTCATAAATCAAATCTATATTGTGTCGACCCCCATACTTACACAATATAACAAAAGAAGGGGAGATGTCAAGGATACAGAAATAGAGGAATTATATAACTTGACTCATTCTGTGAGCACCGCGACATTATACAAATCGGAATCAATTAAGTGCACCCCCGATATCTGTGATGAATGCGGGGCCAAGATGTTCCCCATTAGTGACATCTCCAAGTGGCAGTGTTTTAGTTGTGGGTATGAGGACGATATCGAGGGTATGATCTTTAATTCCAGGCAATTCTACACGCATGATCATGTGCGTAACAGGCAGAAGACACCTAATCAATCTGAGACCCGGCATTTCAAGTCATGGATTGAGAGAATACAGGGAATAGAGAATAAGGAGATCCCCGCATGTGATAGGGATAAGTTCTTGGCCTGTTTCGAACGGGATGGAGTGCGCCCCAAAACAGATTTGACATATAAGAAGTTGAGGGCCTATGCTCGCGAACTCAAGATGAGCACATATAATGAACATATGACTCTGTTATTGCGCATATTCAGTGGCAAATCCCCGCCACTATTGAGTCACGATGAGTATAAAAGGGTCAAGCACAAGTTCGACCACATTATGCAATTATATCATACTGTTGTGGGGGCAACTATTAAACCATATTATCCATACTTTATATACAAGGCCATCGAGGCTGTGTTCAAGGGAGACAAAAATAAGTTGAAGCTTCTCGACTACATACACGTGCAATACAAGAACACACTACAGAAGAATGATAATATATTTGAGCAGATATGCCGATTGGGGGAAACTGAGGGGCTCGGCATTGAATACAAAGCCACGCCCAGAGTGGAGAGATTATAATTCAATAATCTTGACTGTCCCAATGAACGAGGTGACTTCGGGGGCCATAATGATTGCGGCCTCATTATCTGTGATCTCCAGGCTGAAGTATTGAGTAGTTTGTGTTGTTTGTTGCCCCGCAGTGGCGCACATTTTTTCTGTCACATATGCGGGTGCGGTGGTGGTGGTCATAACAAGATCAATAGTGAGGCCATAAGTCGTGCCGGGGACAAGATCAACTATTGCTGCGACTGTCTCATCTGTATTTGAGGGGTCTATTACTCTTTTCGCAATATTGAGCGTGTAGAACTCGGGGGCCGATTGTATCTCACCAACATTAATCAGATTTTTGCCACACATGTCGATTGAACGGCCCTTGGGGTTGATTCGGAAATCACCATATTTATTTGTGAGGTCGCCCATAACAGAAATGCTGTTCCCGAAACTGAACCCAAATGTATCACCTGTAATGGTGTTGATTTCTGAGCCTACTTTGATGGGGGCATCAGAGGCGAATCGCGCTGGGACATTGAATTGAACCGCGGAGTTGTCTCCGATCTCTTGGCAAGAGAATAATGCATTTCCTGTATTATAAATTGAATTAGATGCAAGATGTACGGTTTGAATTGGCTTGTGATTCGGGGATCTAATCTATTCATCTTGTTATATAAGTGTTTGTAATAAATATTTAATTTGCGAATTTTTTGTCTTACCCTGTCTATATACAAGTTATAAAAATGTCAGCAGGAGGAGTATTTACCCTAATTGCCAATGATGGAAAAGCTCAAGAAAACCACTCAAACGTTCGGGCTTAGTCACTCGAAAGAGGAGGCTAGTATCTAAGTACACAAACAGTGATTATAATTATATAACCACATTCACCGTACTTAGGTGCGACATAAACGATATGCGGGAACACCCTAAAGATATCACTACTACTTTACCACCGCGAGGTAGGTAGATACCCGAGTTAATAGCCCTGGGCATAGTAAAAACGTGATATATGATTTATCTAACAAAAAGATAATGAAATGGGCAATCCGCAGGAAGCAGTCTGACATATAAATTATAAACCAGTATAGAATCCCTTTAATACAATAGGAAGTTCTTCCTTCTTACAAATAGATATGAGATGATCAACGGCATAAACCAGGTTCCGATATTGACTGGTCCCATTGAAATATTTAGATGGATGACCGGGCTTTCGAACAGCAAATCCAATTTCTTTATATCTGGAAACGTGTTTCGGGGTCCTGATTCGCTCATCATAGTATTCAGTTCGAGAATCATATTCTAACTTGCATTCAACAGCAAGTTCATAACGTTCTCTCATTGTAAGACTCGAATCGGCAAATGTTCTATCACGACCATTGGGATGATCAACAATTCTGAAACCTTCTAATTTGGTTCCATGTTTGTTAGTCTCGTGGTAGTGAATAACATGTTTGACCCATTCGAAATCTGGAAACGGCCATTCCTTTGCGCGCCTCAACTCTTCAGTTTCGGGCACTTTAGTTCCGATAAGGATATTATATCCATTCGGATAGACTGTGTCATGAGATTTGATGAATTCGGCCTCATAATGATTAAGCTTATCTCTAGTAGTAGTGATAAGAATCTCATGGGTGAACTTATAATCGAACTCAATAAGTGCTGCACATAATGCCCAGCAACCTCCTTTACCGGACTTTGCGGCATGAATATGCCCCTTAATGCGTTTCTCGACTCCTTTAATAGTTTGTCCAATATAGGACTTACCATTCTCGAAGGTTAGTTTGTAGATTACACCCATTTGCACGAGTTTAACGATACTATCAGTATTATCGGATTCCATAATGTTGTATATGTTACAATACAGATATTCAAATTTATATGCCAGCTGGCTCCTTAGAGACTATGTGTTTATGGGGTTTCTACTGCGGTAGAAGCCTTAAGATAGAGTCCATTCCCTTGTGAAAGCAAGGTCCTAATATTAAAGGTATAGGTGATACCCCAAGTTTAGGAATATCATATATCTTCGCTGTTTGGCAACAAACACAAGAGAATGATATGTAGTAAAGGATCGTATGATTGACTAAAAATGGTCATAAAGAGTATGTTGCGGGGATGCTACCCGATAAACAACATGCTAGTAATATAACATACGCATGATCTTGCGTAATTGCGTCCCCCGACACATGCATACAAGAAGATGACGTACCATTCTATTTATGTTATATTGCAAGGTAAGTAAAATGCGGGAACCTCCTAAAGCTCATGATACCACTTTATTGTTGGTGACAACAGTAAATACCCGAGTTAATGGCCCTGGGCCGTCATGCCGCGAAAGCACATGACATCTACTATATTTGTTATTGTTTGTACGCAAACAATAACAATGCGATGTGCTTGTATACACACAATAGTAGAAGGTAAAAACTCATGAGATCAGTTACTGCGGTAACGAATGGACAATCCGCAGAAGGACATCTAGATCATTCAGATGTATTTCTCAGAGACTTAAAATTTGCCGGCCCTTATTGTTATAATAAGGGCTCAAGATAAAGTCCATCCCCTCCGAAAGGAGTGTGTTCGAAGTGCACTTGTTGTCTGCCCTTATGTTATGATCTTTGCGGAGATTATAACAATAATGCGCGCGAGACAAAATCACATAGCGACATGAAATGTTATTGCCTTCTTGGCTAATGGATATAGTAGTGTCGTGAAGGAGGGTCAATAGAACCCAGAGTCGAACAGCCCACATGATCAGTTGTTAATAAAAACAATAATAGTGTGGGTGGGCAAAATGCATGGCCACAGAACTTTTGAGAAACAGAATCAACTCAATTATGTGCATTCGTTCTAAGCAAGGAATGTCTGATCCAACCCCAACGTTGGTGGACATCGAAAGAACTCACATTCTGTACGTAAATGCGCACTTTAAGCCATTCGCGGCCGTGGGATTTGAGTATTCAAAGGTTCGACCAAATAGTGGTGATCCACAATGGGGCATGGATACCCAATGGAATATCCCTCAGTTCGGTAAAAAGTTGCCGAAAATAGTATACTCAAAACTGTATGCTAGTCGAATAATACATATATTCCATCGTGTTATATCGGCGAGATTATCAAATTGCGGGAAACTCTCGTTAGGTTCTTGATACCGCTTTATATCAGTGATGGTATAATAGCACCTCTGCGAAAGTAGATAAAAGATCATTATAACCTTATCACAAGATTATAACGATTGGGTATGGTAATAACTCAAGAAATAGAGACAATCCGCAGCGAAAGATCTGTAATATTATCAAATAAAGAAATACTTACTATGTGTAATAAACATGGGTATCATCTATAAAATCACATCCCCCAGCGGGAAGTCATATATCGGACAAACAACCAGAACATTCGAGCAGAGAATGAATGGGCACAAGACATCAGCAAGTAATCCAAACACCAAGAGAGGTTGTACTTATCTAATAAAGGCAATCAATTATCATGGTTGGGATAATATGACTCGCGAAATTGTGTTGGAATGCAAAGATGATGAATTAGACTATCATGAAATGAGATTAATCAAGGAATATAATACCCTGTCGCCGAATGGCTACAATCTCAATTCTGGTGGATCATTCAACAAAGTGTATTCCGAAGAAACGAAGAAGAAGATGAGTGATAAAGCGAAACAACGCGATTATAGTGAATATAAGCGAAGTGATGCCACCAAAGATCTACCTATGTATTTAGGGATCTATGGAGGATATCCTCGTATTCATAAGCATGTAAATTGCTATAGTAAAAGATTTCACGACAAGACCAAAACATTCGAACAGAATATGCAAGATGCGCTTGACTTCTTGGACCAACTAAATGCGGGACTCACAGTTACACCAAAACAGAAGATACTTCCAAAGAATATCAGCTGTCACAAAGGTGTATATATTGTGAGTTACTCATCTAAGGCAGAGAAGAAGACATATCGTCGCGCATTCGGAAGCAAGAAGTTGACCGATGAGGAAAAGCTTCAGGCCGCTGTAGAATACTTGGCTCAAGTAAAATTAAATGATAATGTTGTAGATCCATGTTCAACGACTACAAAGGTAATCGGGTCCGCAAATGGACCTTAAGATATAGTCTATCAATACCGAGAGGTATTCTCTAGAGGAGAGCAGTGGAGCTCAGAGCTAGAGATAATCAGATGAAAGTGCTCAAAACACGAAGAAATGATGATGATCTTGGGACTTCTTTAATGATATGGTTTGCAACGTTACACTTGCACCTGTCCAAGCAACCCTGGGAACTGTTCCAGCATTCCCAGCTTATATCGGAACCGATTTGCCAGCAACATCTGCCACCGCATCCAGCTCTGGTAAAGAAGACGCAGATGGAAAGACATACACTAAGTACACTTATGAGTATGTTAATGGTGCAGGTAGTGTTGTCGCAGTCGGTTCCCCAGCCAGAAACTTCGTCAGATATTGCGAATACCCTGGTCACAGATTATTCAAGAAGATTAAGTTCGATGTGAACTCCAATCCTTTAACATCCAGAGGATAAAAGTGCTCTCGAAAGAGAGTGCTAGTGATCATAAAAACAAAAACACTAAATTTATGATTGCGAGATTATACGAATGCGGGAAACCCCTAAAGCTTATGATACCACTTTATCGCTGTGAGGCAGATAAATACCCGAGTTAATGGCCCTGGGCATGGTAAAAACTCATAAGATATAACAATGGGCAATCCGCAGCCAAGCTTCCTCTGTGATCATCTACATATAGATGATCAACTGAGAAGAAGGCTCAGAGACTTTGCGTGAATCGGTTGTTGTATATACAACAACTTAAGATAAAGTCCATCCCTTCCGAAAGGTCGTCTCGAGACAAAGGATATAGTGATCCCCGAGCTCGAGAGGTATCGTTATCGATACTGGGCAAAATGTAGATGAATACAATTCTGACTCTTATGTCTTCTACGAGAAGTATAGAGTTCAGCCAAACAAGAAGTTGGGTTGGATGAGATGTGTCGGCCAAGAAGTACCAAAACAGGCATATTCTGATTTGTCTTCTACCAGCGGCTCATCCAAGTATCCAGCTCATGTTACAAACTTGTTGAACGTTAATGGAACTGCGGCAGCATCTGCTCCAGTTAGCGCAACCAACACTGCCAGAAAGCTGATTACTGTTGTCGACGGAGCTCAAACCCCCAAAGTACTTCAACCAGCACTCGATATGTGGATCCCACTATTGTTCTGGTTCAACAAGGATCCAAAGTTGTCGGTTCCATCCGTATCCATTCCCTTAACAGTCCACAGGGGAAAACAGTATACTGAAAACAGTATGCTAGTGAGACACATCTATATATCTCATCTGATGTGTCTCGCGAGATTAGGCGAATTGCGGGAAACTCTCGATGTTGCTTGTGTAATTACACAAGTAGTATAGGTTCTTGATACCGCTTTATTACAGTGATGTAATAAGAGCACCTCTGCGAAAGTAGATAAAACGGCGTTATCATCTTACCAAAGATGATAACAATGGGGTATGGTAATAACTCAAGAAATAGAGACAATCCGCAGGGAAGCTTCTATGTATAAAGACAAGAAGAACCTTCAGAGACTCATGTGCCAATCGGTTGTTATATAACAACTTAAGATAGAGTCCGTCCCTTCCGAGAGGAAGCTACAAGATAAAGAATGATGAGTTCCCGAGCTTGTAGAGTTATTGTCAATTGCAGACAATAATGGGGTTAAACGATGGACAGAGATATTCAGTGATTTGTCTCTAACAGGTAGCTGCTTGCGAATGTCTAGTTATATATGTAACTTGACAGATAGGCAAGATAAACAGTGTTACTACCTAGTGTTATGTACAGAACATGATAGAGTACATAATGCGAAACATTCCAATTGCGGGAAACTCCTTAGAGCTCCTACTACCACTTATCGCGAGTGATCGACGATAATACCCGAGTTAATGGCCCTGGGCATGGTAAAAACGTAGGAGATTGGACAATCCGCAGCTAAGCTCTCAACAATGAGATGCAAGTTCAGAGGCCGAATGGATGTTGGTTATTGCCCCCGCGCAGTAGCTTAAGTTATGGCCCGTCCGCTTCGAGAGAAGTACTATATGCTAGAGATGCTATCACATCCCGATATATAGTGTTATTGTAATATGCAATAATGGAGAAAACGTTATCACAACTACACTGGCAGCACAAAACGAAATGGTCTTCGTTGCGCCAGGTGATTTATACCTGAGATTGACCACCGAGAAGTTTGGTAATGCTGATGGTAAGGCTACTGGTGTAGCAATTACAGATATCGATAGAACTGTCACTCAAACACCAGTTCTCATTCCAAACAGTGTCATCGACACTACTCAAAGAATCCAAGGTATGGACCTTTACATTAACAATATCTTTGTTAATCCCGAGATAAACATCATTGTCTCAGTTTACTGAAAACAGTAAGCTAGTATTATGCGAGCATAATGCAACACCATTAAATTGCGGGGATCACTCGACATTGTTTGTGTAATAACACAAGCGATAAGTAGGTTCTTGGTACCGTTGTATTGTAGCGATACAGTAACAACACCTCTGCGAAAGTAGATAAAAGATTATCGTAATATCTCATAATGTTACGATGATTGGGTATGGTAATAATCCAAGAAATAGAGTCAATCCGCAGGGAAGCTTCTATGTCCTTATACATAGAAGAACCTTCAACGACTTAACAGTGGTGCGCTGAAAGGCGTAAGATAAAGTCTAGTCCCATCCGAGAGGATGATTGCGAGTAGTATCGCAATTACCGATGCCATATGAGCAAATGCATATGGATAGTCTTGCTAATACAAGACAAGGTAGGTAGATCGCCATGATATCTATATCAAGAGAATTGGTTTCTCTCTTGTCAGAGTTCACAGAACTCAAAACGTTAGATTGTCCGAAGCCAATGGAGAAAGATTGTTGTCCTCCCTCAAGTGGCCAATTGAAACTATCTTCACCGGACTTAAGCCAGCTTATAACACATCTGCTGCAAATCCAAACCAATACAGAGACTGGCATAGATTCTCTCTCTTGACCGATAACGTCATTGAGAATGTCGCCGTTGCTCAGTCCAAGTATGGTCTCGCAGCTGAAGCTTATTCTGCACATAGAAGCGCTGTATCCAGACAAGCAACTGAAAGATTGGTCTATGCTGTTTCAACCCCAACCGTCGAAACTCTCGCCATTAGGGCTCAATCAGTTCCAATCTACAATGCATTCAAGTCAAGATTCTTCCAGGATTATGTGCCATTGAACTATGGTGGTGAAAACATCGCAACCCCAGAAGATTCTGGCAGCTGCATGATTAACTTCTGCTTCTTCCCTGGTACTTATCAACCATCTGGTCACATTAACGTCTCCAGAACGAGAGAATTCTACTTGGATTACACCAGTAACTATTGTGGTGCCGCAACTCAATGCGATCTTGTTGTCGAAGCCACAGCTATTAACTTCTTGTTGATCACTGACGGTAACGCCATCTTGAGATACACCACATAAAGTGTCTCGATCTTCTGTGATGTATATGCCTCGGCAGAGTACGCAGTAACAAAAACAAACTATATTTTTGTTGCTCGGCTAGATTAGGGCCCCATCTCGATATCTGAACTTCTTCCCATCGAATTGCACTCTTGTTCCCCCTTGGTTTCGGCGGACATCAACAATAATACCATTATGTGATACCCTCAGAATATGGGGGTCCTCATCAATTACGATATCTAGCCCCTCGGCAACAATAATGGAATCATAGAAACCGATATCATTGCATGACTCATCGAAATGTGGGGCCCTCTTTGTTTTCCCGCGCGTCCAGTAAGATATCTCATCGCGCCACTTGATCTTAAATACATCATTACCATCATCATTATATTTTGTGAAGTAGATACTCATGTTAAGCACTACATTGGCATACCATATAAATAGGGCATCATCATCATTGTCCACAGAAATATATAAAGTCCATTCCCCGTTCACGCCCATACTTAAATTATGCGGCCCCGTCTTGATCAAAGTGCCATTAGATGTAGTTATCTGGGACATTATAATGATGACAGATATCAAGTTCATTTTTGGCAAAGTTCGGCCCATCACAAAAAATGAAGCGCCATAGCACAGATATAACTATGTCCGATCACCCAACTCACGATCTATACTTGATTAGCCCTCGTATCACAAGAACTGTATTTGTGTTAGTTGAGAAGGCTACAGGAAGAATCACTACATTTCAGTATATTCGTGATTCTGTAGATAATGTTGCGAGATCCATATTGAGTGGAAATACATCGGTAGATGAACACACTATATCTATCACAGAAGCTGAGATGGAGCCAACACTCATGTTTGTAATTACTCATGACTATCGTGTCTTCTCGCACATCTATTGCTCTGGCACAATACGCGCACCCTATCAAGACTTCAACAAAGTGAGGCCGCGAAGAATACTTATACGCTATAGGTCCGATCTAGATGAGGCTGATTTCAGCGAGATTGAGCTCGACCCGAATTCCAACATTGATGCCATAGTAACAAAGTCCACTATGTCACATGAAGGAAGGATAGTCTTCTATGTGGCGCGTGCTATGTTTGCCCCGATTCAGCAACCCCCGCAAGTAGTGTTCTCCGCATATGGCGCCAACGCAGCAAGGGAAATGAATGAAAATACAGAGGATATGCTAGAGAAATATATTGTAAAGCATAAACCATGCAAAGATGAGAGTCATAATGATACAATATCTAACATGTTCAATATTCTTGTTCAAGCTGTTTGGATTGGACTCGATATTGACCACTTCATCGCAGCCGCCTCCCAGTTGCCACCTACACCTCGCCCACTATTCGCGCGCGGCATCCCAAACAAACTATGCGATATCGATATCTTCACTGATTAAAGGTCTCTTATTTTTGTGGAGCAATACAAAAATGAATCACATTATGTATAAGTATACTAATAATGTCCGGCCATCCAACTCACGATCTCTATATTCTGAACCCTCATATCTTCAAGATAGCAGCAGTACTAGTTGAGAAAGCCACAGGAAAAAGCACTACATTCTGTTATGTCAACCCAGATGCGGCTGATGCCCTCCAGTACCTAATTGGTGGCGGGAGAGACAATAAAGAGTATGTGCGCTTGGTCATGAAGGCACTCAAGAAGCCCACTCGACTATTTATAGTCACTCACGATTATCGCATCTTCTCATATACTTATTGTATAAACATGGAATACATGAATTGTGGAGTGTTTAATACCCTCAGACCAAGAAGGATTATCACAATGGGAGATGCCAATTTGGAGGGCGCCGATCTCAGCCAAGTAGAGCTAGACCCCGATTCTGATATCGAAGTTGTAGTTGGAGCCTCCTTCTTGACTATCGGGGATGATGAAATAACAAGAACTTATTACTGTAGAACTCAACCCGCCTCTATGCCGGCCCAAATCCCCGCACGAGATATCATTTCTGTTCATGGGGCGAATATCCCGATGGCGACAGAAGAATATCAAAAAGTTGAGCACCCCCTGATCACAGTAATGCACGCACCATGCACTGATAATACTTCCAATGATGCGCTCATTCCAGAGGTCGGTATTCTCCGCGAATTCCTGAAACGCAGTATGGATATTAATCACTTCGTCGATGCTGTGGCCCAACTTCCTCTACCACCTCGTCCACTGTTCTATCGCGGTATCCCATCGAAGATCTCCGATGTTGATATCTTCACTGATTAGATGCCCTTTATTTTTGCCGAGTAATACAAAAATGAGCATGATGAACACTATTTTGTTGAATGATATGTGAAATCCTTGCCGCCGATTCGCAACCTCACAGCATCATGTCGGCAATCTATTATCATATTGTCGCGTACTATCCGCATAACATATGGATGATCATTAAGTATGATATCAATGCCATTCCCAACAACAGAGCCACAAGTGAACATAATATCATTAAACATAAATGCATCCAATGGTGTCGCCCTTCCATATATCTTATATCCATTCTTGTTATCCCACGTCACTGATCTTGCGCCCCTCCCTTCATAATTCATCACATAAGTGTCGCAATCATGTTTATATGCTGCGAATATGGGGCCAGCATTATAAACAATGCTTGTTATTTTGGTGCCCCTGAACACATACATGAACCAATCAGAGTGCCTGATATTTATCATTCCGTGCACGATATCGATTGATATTCCATCTATCTCAGTGCTCATTTTTATACTTGTAACCCACTTTTTCAATTTCGAAGGACCCCCCAGGATGCCTTGATCATGTCCGCAACAAAAACAATAACGCGAAGCTCATCGTGTCGCAGAGCTCCCATATCGAAGGGCTCCAAAGGAGACCGAGATACATTAGGAGATCAAGACACACTAAATATGCGGCCATCACAATATTTGAACTTGATGTCGCCGATCTCGAACATGGCGCATTTATCTTGACACAATATAGTTATATTTTTGTTTCTTTGTTCGACAGTGATGAGCGGCTCCCCAATTACAAGTTTAGATCCATCCTTGAACATGATATGGCCGCCCTTCATATCACCTCGATCTTTTGTATCTCCCACCACGCCCTCGAAGATCATGTGATCAGATGTTACAATATTATATCTCATTATGGGCCCCTCTATGTCCCGAAATAGGCCAACAGTGAATACTGGGGCAATGCGAGTGAAGCAAATCTTCCCAATTCTGTTAGTCCCCCAACCAATCTTAACTCCCCAGTCCCCGCAATTGACAGAAATAGAGTTATACTTCAATTTTATGTTCACCCCCGCGCACTCATGCGACTCCCCCGGAACCATATTGGCCAAATTGAGTAGCTCCCTCAAATGCCCAATCATATCTTTATCATCACTCTCAATTTCATTATCTTCACATTCATGTATTTGTAACTTGAGTGCGCGATATTTGGTCTCCAAGTCGGCCATTCTGGTACTCATGCTGTCAACCTCATTGGTCAACTTACCAACAATATCTTCTTCTCTTAGTTCTGCTATATTTGTCATTATACTATGAATGTAGAAATAGTATTCAATTTTGGGGCCCATATGGGAACAAAAATAAAAACAACATAACATTATTACTACTACTTCTTATTATTGCGTTCTCTCTTCAACTGTTGATGTCTCAACAATGAATCGAGATTCTTACAATACTTGTCAACGTCTTCCTCCTCTTCCTTCTTGCGGGCTTGCATGAACAGTTCGAATGGTCCAGAATATTTTTTATTCTCGTCCATCACTCTGTGCAATTCACCGACATAGAATTCGGCGAGATGCTTATAGTCAGAACTATCTTTTTCCGCCTTCTTTCTCTTCTCCTCCTCAACGCGGAGACTATCAGAATAGTGAATATTGATCTGCTTTAAGAGCATGACTTCCTTAAAGTGCGCATCCTCGAGTTCAACGACTTTACTTTCCAATACCTTGTTTCTTTCCTTGAGTTCGAGAACGGTGTTCTCCAATTCGAAGTTCTTAGAAACGGTCTTTACAATGATATTATTAAGCTGGTCAGTGTTCATGGTTGCGGTATTGTTATTTATTTTTGTATTTTAGGAAGCCGATATTCAATTTTATTTCACCCCCTAGGCCCGCTTTGGCCCATATAGTGAGTAATAATTTTGTATACTATGACGCCCATCGCATAGAGACATAAACAAAAATATGAGAATACAAAGATGGCCCATTATTTTGTTCTCTTGGGTCCACTTTGGCCCATATAGTGAGTGATAATTTTGTATGCGAAGCACGATCAGTGCGTATAGTGAGTGATAATTTTGTATGCGGGGGTCACAAAAAGTATGAATGGCGCATATAGTGAGTGATAATTTTGTATGCAAGTGGCCAACAGTGCGTATAGTGAGTGATAATTTTGTATGCAAGTGGCCAACAGTGCGTATAGTGAGTGATAATTTTGTATGCGGGGGTCACAAAAAGTATGAATGGCGCATATAGTGAGTGATAATTTTGTATGCAAGTGGCCAACAGTGCGTATAGTGAGTGATAATTTTGTATGCGGGGGTCACAAAAAGTATGAATGGTGCGTATAGTGAGTGATAATTTTGTATTCGCATGTGGCCAACAGTGCGTATAGTGAGTGATAATTTTGTATTCACCATGATGCCCGGTGGACAAGATGAACAAAAATATGGGCCATTTTAGACCCACCCATTAAAAGGTTGTGCAATTACGTTCAATCAATCGTGATTTTAGTTGACCATTTCTGCATCCGTCCCTAATCGAACTCAGTTGTTCAATAATGGCGCCCAATACAGAATCCAAGTTTTGTGGATCCACTGCCGTATTTTGGTCAACAATACCCCTAATTATGTTTCTGCATGCTCCCGCAACAGTGTCGTCCTCGATGCCGTATTGCATCTTGTTATCTTTGTCCAATACAACTAATTGATACTTCTTCATTCTATAATAGTGATGTAACAGAATTATATAATAATATTATTGTTCACGTGAACACAAAAATGAATAATGGGTCTATTAGCATAGGAATGACGAAAGCAGCACAAAATATACCAGTTACAGGAATCCTCCCATTCAATAAGGAGGACGCATTATCATATTTACGTACAGCTAATGAGTTTATAGAAAGCGGGGCCAATCGAGGTGGGTTTATTGAACCATCCTCACTCTACTTCAAGCAGTGCAAATACACAGTCAAGCTCCCGATAAAGCATAGGGCCCGAGCAATAGACACTATTATGGTAGTCAATTATGTGCACCATAAGAGCGGGATCGAATACGCAACACTAGTTCATGCAATATTCCCAGAAACGACCCCCCACTGCGATATTGTGTTTCATATATTGTCCGCAATCAAACAGAATAAAGAGATGCTAAAAAATAAGATTACTACGATCGTCCCACTTAACGATTATTACCGCGCATCATCCTATGAGTGGATCGAGCCCGCACACCTTGATGAGGGGGTTGACAGGATATACTCAGATCTGCTTAATCTTATGAAGCAGGATTAGAAGGGTTATAAACAAAGATATTCTTTTTGTATCTCATCAAGATCGTCAGTATCATGTTCACTAATACCATGGGGACCAACACAATTACAACAATACTGAGAATGATACTGTCAAATATATATCCGCTTCTCTTGATCTCCCCCAATATTGATTCTGCTGTTCTTGTTGAATTAGGGTTAGTATAAACCCCGCAACTATCGAATACACAGCTACTCGTTCGGGCACTATAGTCACTCACAGGAATTGGCGGGCAGGTAGTATATGGTTTCACAAATGAGATCATTAAATCACTTACTCGCCCCCCATTTTTGTATACCCGAACTACAGAATTAATGTCGGCCATGTTCACAGGATTATTAGATGGTATATTGGCCGCCCAATGATTGGCCCATCCACCCCCACTCTTAATTTCCACTGTCACTCTGTTCCCCAATGTACTGTAATAAGTGTATTCTGCTTTTGTGATCTCGAAATCGGGAGTCAATTGGAACAATACATAATAAGAATTGGACACGCCCTTCAACAAGAATGCCTCCACCTCGGGCACAATAGTGACATCAGAGTCGGGAGCATCATATATTGGGAGTTGATGAGTGGCCCCATCAGAAGTATAAATAGTTACATTGTTGACCCTCTTGATTGCCTTCTTCACTGAGGGGGTCGACCATCTACTATCAGATAATTTGTTCAAGACGCCCACTTGGAGTGACTTATCGGTCGCAGTATAGTTCACAGTTGCGCTCACAACTCTGACATCAGGTATAATAGTAACTTGTATATTCCATGAGTTAGAGTCGCATCTTATATATTGTACTTTGGGTTGACACACAATTACTGGTGGGTCAACATTGCCACCACCCTCATCATCGCCGCCGCTGCTTTCGGCAGGAACAACAGAGTGTGATGGTTCTGGTTGGACAATAATAGGGCACTCACATATTGTGCCGTTATTATTGTTGCCCCCCGGTTGCGGTTCGGTGCCATTACCTCCCACAAAGATGGGGGCCGTGTTAATCTCAATGGGGCCAAAACATGTAGCGTTGCTCACTGAGTAAATTGCCACGGATTCATTCACATTAAGAAGTCTCGAATAGGAACCCGAGGCATACTCAGGATGATACTTTAGATAGTCACAATACTCGCCGCTCAGTTCGAGTGAGGTCGGCACAACAATGAAGTGATCTGGACTTGTTATATTAAGCTGCATAGGGTAATCGGCAAACCGCATCCCCTGATAATAAAAGTTACAATATTGGTCTGATGCCACTATGAGCACCAGCATTACAAAAGCAATTATAGATATTTTCATTGCACATATATTATAGCGCCCCAAAAATATCATCGTAAAATTGAATATATGTACTCCAAACATAAGATGGATAAGAAGGCAGAACCAACAGTAGATAGCGACATGCAGCGATACACCCACGATATCATTAACCAGTATAAGGTATACAAAAATAGACAAGCAGCTATGAGGCGGCAAAGGGCAGAAGCATCATTGGCCCAATCAGACCCTCATCATGGCGAGTAATCTTGTCTGTTCATCTAGCTTATAAGAAATAACGAATAGCTGGCACATGCATATCACAAGTATGACAATAAGTATTATGTAAATATGTTCATGAGAAATGTGAAGAGCCGCCCCGCCTTCGTTATTTTCTTTTGTCACGACCATTCTTTCCTGTTTTGGGGGCGGGGGCCTCTTGGGTGCCTCTTCTTTATGCGGGGATGGGCCCACTCTGCGTTCCTCGTAATATGATGGTGGCTCAAATTGGTATCCTACTGCTTTGTAGAAGTCATCCATTTTATTATATAACTATGCAGTACAAAAAAGCATTTGGAAATATCAGGGACAAATTAATAACGCAGCATGATACCAATAATCAGAAGTAACAATATTTTAATCATCAGGGGCATCACTGTTGACGAAGTGCGTGAGCACGTGAACAAGAAAGTCACACAGGTTGAAGACCAAGAAATAGATACATTTAATCTCCCATCCACATTCACCACATTGGATAAATGGCCCCGAATAACAACATTAATGTGCTGGGAGTGCGCAGAATCCATTGATGATATTCCTTGTTTCATCCCGCATAACCCAGCGGTCAACTCCTCTGGCGAAAAGGTTTATAAGGCGCTCGGGGCATTCTGCTCATGGAATTGTGTGGCCAAATATGCATCTACAAGATACGGAGACACAGAGAAGTGGGAGATCGACAGAAACATAAAGAAGATTATTAAAATCTATACCGGGACCGAGCCAGCAATCGTGTTGCCCTCCCCCGACAAAACAATAATGAAAAAGTATTGCGGGAATCGAGGCCTTACTGTGGCCGAGTACAAAGAGAAGATTAGAGAACTCATGTTCATGATGATCAGGTCAAAAATAAGTATCGATCATGTGAGGGTCGAGTCCCCACTCTTCAGGTCCCCATAATTATCTCCAGGTATACTTCTTCATTGTGATCTTTTTCTCTTTTACTAGGAAGCCCAGAATTTGCATAAATGCGTCGGCAACATCATCAACAGAATCATTGGGGACATGCGAATAATCCCATCCCATGACTCCCGCCAAATACTTGAAGTTATGAGTAGAGATCATTTTATTCACCGTGTATGATGTCTTCTTCGTGGGGTCCTTCTTGGCATGCGCGAGGGCAAATGTATCCTCCACAAGTCTGAACTTATTTTTGTATACTGGGCTAATGAAGTCAACATCGCAATAATCATCATAATAAGATGCGATCTCATGCGAGATTACCACATTATCAATGTTTGAGGGGTTCTGCTTGGCCCCCGGAATATGCAGAATGCGGGGCTGCTGCTCAATAATCACATGTACATCCTGCATCTTCTCGGGGTTTAGTCTGTCACTATAGATGACCGCCTTGAGTGCCCTGATTTTGTCCATCTCTGAAACCTCCTTCATCATTCTTCCCCCCAATACATCAATCACATCCAAATATTGTGGCCGGAAACATAAGAGAAGTCTATTCTCTAGCCTGAACAAATAATCGACCAACTTCTTCCATTCTGTGTTCATCTCACCAGTCTCCATATTATACACTGTAATATTATCCTTGTCATAGAACCCACCCTGCCCATTCTTGTGTTCGGTAAGAGTGATAAAGATCTCCCTAAATAGTTCGAGGAGATTGAAATCGATATCTACGATCGCCACGCCCAACTTCTTGTATCCACAGTCAAATCCTATATATCTCTTGTATAATGGTTCTATCATTTTTAATATAATTGTCGGCTCTTTTATATTAAAACGGAAATAGCACGACCTTATATCATATGAACGACAAGAATATATTGCGAGGATTGTCTAGTTTAGTAAACGCTGAACAGATTCGCCCAGATGTTGATCTAGCGGCAATAGAGCGCTCGATGGTGAGCAATGGTTTCATTGAGGCCAAAATAGAACAACATAGTTCTGACAAGTTCGAGGAAGAGTTGGACAGATTAACGAATGATCTGGGTATTGATCTTGTGAGTGCCCCCGACGTTGAGGTCCAACGATCAAGCGTAGAGGAGTATGAGGAATATGAAGAACCAAAATATGCCCCCGAGATGCACCCCTCCAAGATCCTAAATCAGGGAGGCGATCTCCACAAGAAGACACTTGAACAAGAAAGAAGAAAACATATAGGTAGTGTGATTCGTGACCTCGGGGATGATGATGGCGAAGTATATAGTTTTGAGAAAGAGAAGCGAGAAGACATGAAGGCAATCATGTTGGAGAACATCGAGACCCTTCTTGATGCGCTCAAAAGTGAGAAGGTCAATGTTGATAATAGTTACAATGTTGATCACACATCATCATATGAGGAGGTCGAAATGGTGTTCAAGAAGCTCCAACATAAGATGGACAGAATTAGATACTGTACTCTGGCTGAGGAGTTCATTATATGGGGTGCTCAATCTCTGGGTTCATTGTTTGATGGTGAGAAAGTATGGTTCGGCCGATATCGCCCCGATCTTGTTGGATGGGATAATCATGTTAATGTCAAGTTGCGAAGAATGCGACATGATACAAGTACAGTAGTGAACAATATAATGAATGACTACAATATAGGCCCCATTCCCCGACTTCTTCTCGAGCTTGTCCCCAATGCTGTGATGTACTCCAATGACAAGAGTAAGAAGAAGAAACAAGAAGTGGCCTCTGATCAAGAATATATGGCTCGCATGAACGAGCAAATACGAAGTATGGAAATGAACTAATCCTTATTTGGTCTATTTTTGTACCCCCACTCTAAATAAAATTGAACAATATAGAACAATATATATTAATATAAGCATGTTCGGAGACTCATTCTTTAACGACCTACTTGATGGCGAAGACGATGATGAACAGACTCTCTCTGATTTCGGAGATGAAGATGATATCGATGAGGATCTGCCAGTAGAGGAGGAGGAGGAAATAGATAGAGTAAGAACAAGCAAGTATAATTTATTGGACCCCCAGAACGCCCCCGAGTTCATCTATACGTATGCTATGAACAATGGTGATGAACAACATGATGTTGATTATAGTATTGTAAGTCGCCCAGTCGCAACCACATTCACAATTGAGGGGGCCATCTCCAATACTATATTTCATGAAGCTGGGCTCATCAATGAGCTCGAGCCCAATGAGACAATAGTCAAGATCGGCTGCAATTATGGTGAGAAGGTGTGGGAGGGATATACTGAACCTGTGCATGTTCGCAAGAGCAACAGAGGAAGAAAGAAGATTGTGAAGACTAAGAAGCGCAAAATACAGGGAACTGGAAGATACTTCAACTCCCAGATTACCCTGATTGCGCGTGATACGGTTGATATTGCAAGTTGCGCGACCGCCAAGTTGGACAATGAGATTCTATACAAATATAAGATATTCAGAAATGGGGATATTCAGCTCCCGGGGGCCAAACCCGATTATATCAATCATGTAGTCAGACACATCAATGCGATAGCATTATTGTTGGAGAAGACTAGTTCCAGGGTTGACCCCGATAAGGAGGTTGAAGTCTCACGTCTAAGTGCGGCCATGTTGAATTACAAGTTCACAGTCATAATGCCCCCCAAGATGTTGATTAGTTTGCATGAATTGAATCGCATTATGAAACCAGATGTTGGCGCCCTTCATTTGGACCCCCGCATTATCGACATCAAATATACCGGAGAGGAGACAAAGTTATCAATCTACTTCAGAACCCCCACCCCGAAGAAGAGATTCAAGAACACTCTTGTTAATATCTTCATGAAAGGTAAGATTAACATATTGGGGGCATATGATGAAGACGATGTAACAATGATACAAAAATATCTTCATGATATATTCTCACAAAATTATGATACTTTGATCAAGAAGGAGTACGAATATGTACCCAGAGCTATATGTGACAATGTAGATGAAGAGGCATTGCGCGATTATGAGCCATGGCCCCGTGATTACATATATTAATATAATGG